AGGAAGATGAAGTTGGCCTTGACGTCCGTCTGCCCGTTCGCGTCGAGGAACCCAGTCCCCGAGGTGAACGGCAGCTTCGACGTCTTCACCACGGCGAACGCGGACAGCAGCGCGCCACCCACGTCCTTCGTGGTGTCGAGCGGATTGGGCACCTTGGTCGCGGAGAACAGGAACCCCGCCGCGACCTGCGTGCCGTCGGACAGCGCGTCGTTGTACGGCGCGTACAGCCCCGTGGCGGTGATCTTCCCCAGCACCGTCCCCGACGGGATGTACCCGTTCGGGTAGTGCGTGCCCGCCGTGAACGCGGACACGTCGAGGACAATCGACTGCGTGAACCCGTAGCCGATACCGCCGGGCTGGGGAATCAGCCACGACCGCTTCTCGACCTGGGACGACGTGGTGATGACAGAGATGTCGGTCATGCCGTTCCTTCCTGAGGATTGAGCGGACCGGACATCCCCGAGCCGCGCTGACTACTGCTTGCTCCCCGCCGGAGTCACATAGCCCCGGCGCTCCGCCTCGGCGATCCCACCCGCGCCCTTCCGCTGCGGCGGCGCTTCACGGCGGCCCTGCCCGAGGTCGGCCCGGCCGTTGCCGGCAGGCGCGAACGCCTTCACCTTGTTGGCGACCTTCGCCTCGTCGACCTCGCCCTTGTCGGTGAGGTACTTCGAGAGGTCCAGGTCCTCGAGGAGCGCGTCGCGCTGCTCGTCGGACAGGACACCTTTCGCGGCGGCCCGGAACTCGGCCCGGACCAGGCCGGGCGCGAGCGCCTTCCGGGTCTCCGCTTCGGCCTCTTTGCGTGCCGCGGCAACGGCCTTCTCGGCCTCGGTGCGCGCCGCTGCTTCGAGCTCGTCGGCCTTGGCGGCTCTGGCTCTCAGTTCGTCGTAGTCGCCGCGGGCCTTCGCGGTGTTCTCGTGCTTGCGGGACTGGTGTTTCCAATAGGCGGCCTGCTGCGCGTCGGTCATCTCGGCGACGGGCGTGTCGGCCGGGAAGCCCTTGTCGGACCCACCGCCTCCACTGTCGCCAGATCCACCGGCTGCCCCGGCGTCGCCGCCTTGGTCGCCGCCGTCTCCGTCCTCTGCGCCGCCGAGGATCGGCCAGATCGGGCCGCGTCGGCTGACGCCGAGCGGAACGAGGAGCGCACCGGTCAGCGGATGTAGCAGGTGCTTCGGCATGCGTGTCTCCCATGTCGGGATCGGTTGGTTGCCCATGACGGGCGGCCCCGCAGACGCGGGGAAGAATCAGCGGCCACCGGGGAGGCCGGACAGGTCCAACTTGGACTTGAGCGCCTCCGGGCCGGTGAACCGGTGCGACTTCACGGTCAAGAGGGGGCCGAGTTCCGAATGGTTCCGGACCAAGATCAGCTTCCGGTAGTCCGGGTTCCGCGCCGCCGCGTCGGAGATGCCGAACGTCGACATGATCGCCTCGTGGGCGGCGGCGAGCGTCTCCTCGTCGATCACCTGACCGGGATCCGGCCCGAAGATCGGCGCGACATCACAGTCACAGTTGGATACAATGTGACTGTCCGATGTGTACCAGCCCTCGCTGGTGTGGAGGTTGTAGACGTGCCCCGTGTAGTCGACCCGGACCACCTGAACCACGCGATCGAGCTCTACCTCACCGGCAAGACGATCCACGAGTGCTCGGCCGAGACGCGCGTAGGTGAGGGCACCATCGCCCGAGAACTCCGCGCCCGCGGGATCGAACCGCGTAAGGGGACCAGGCCCCGGATTGTCCTGCCGGACAAGGAGATCATCGACCAGTACAACACTGGTGCCTCGGAATACACGCTGAGCATCCAGTACGGCGTCAGCCGAGGCACTATCACCCGGGTTCTCCGAGACAGCGGCGTCGAACGTCGCGGCTGCTCGGACGCCGGACTGGTGCGCGCAGCAAAGATGTCCCCCGAGGAGCGCCAGGCGCAAACTGCCGCCGCCCATATCGCTGCGACCGGCCGTACGGCCACGTGGGAGGAACGCGCCCTCCGCGCCGCCACCGTCGAGAAGAAGCCGCCCGCCATGTCCCGGCACGAGTACCAGTTCGCGGACTGGCTCGGCGAACGACACGCCACGTACACCCGCGAGAAGGCCGTCGGGATATACAACGTCGACTTCGCCGTCGGATCCGTCGCCGTGGAAATCCTCGGGGGCGAGTGGCACGCGTACAAGGCGACCCGACACGCAAGCCGCACGCCATACATCCTCGACCAGGGCTGGACGATGGTGTTCCTCTGGTCCACCGCCAACTGCCCAATGACGCCCGCCGTGGCGGACTACGTCGTGGCCGTCGTTGACGAGGTCCGCCGGAACCCAGCCCTGATCGGTGAGTACCGGGTGGTTCGGGGTGACGGTTACCTCATCGCCAGTGGCCGTGCGAATGACGACGAGTTCGCCGGAATACCGTCGGCGCGTCAGAGCTACGACGCCGCGAGCTGAGACTGGCGTTCCCTCCGGCACGCAGCCCGGATGGATCGGCTGGAGTTCATTGCGGGTGTACCGCTGCGTAGAAGCGACGATGCAGAGCGCGCAGTTCTCCTCGCCCACGACGACCCTGCGGAACCCGACCGCATCGGCGTCGCCCCGGATGACCTCACGGGTCGCGAGCGTCTTCGTCCGCTGCAAATCCGTCCGCGCCGCCTTCACGGCCCGCTTCATCCCATGGTCGACAGCCTCGCCGAGCGGCTTGCCCGCGCCGAGATCCCGCCACACCTGCTCACCCGCCCGCCGGTACACCACCCCCGGCGGCGTGCCGTTCCGTACCGCCGCACCCGTCACCCGGTCCAGCCGCACACCCACCGGCCGCGGCGGCACATCCAGCGCCGCCGAGCGCGAATCCGCCAGATACGCCGACACCAACCCGGCCATCGCCTGCTGACCACCCAGCACGATCGGCAGAACGGCGCGCACAAACCGTGCGATGTCCTCGTCCCGCCACGACGACAAGGCCAGCCACGACGCCTCCACCGCGGCCGTCACCCGGTCGCGGACCTCCGACATGGCCTGCTGGTACGCCAACGCCAGCGCTGCGGCCTGCTCAGGCGACAGCGCCACTGGCCCGCGGCTGCTGTGCAGGCGGCTGCGCGGCCTGCTGCGGTGGAGCCGGGACCGCTGCCACCGGACGCGGCGCGAACGCCGCCACCCGCGCCAGATCCGCCGTCTGCTCCGCCACCACCTGATCCGCCTCGTGCGGAGCCATCCCGAACACCTTCACCAGACGCGTCCGGAACGGCATCTCCGCCGTCTTCGACCACGCATCCGCCCGCTCCATCAACGACAACCGCTCAACCGGCGCCCAGATCACCTGCAGCTTGTCCCGATCCGCCCGCGCCACATCACCCAGATACTGGAAACACAGCGACAGCACAACGGACAGCGGGGTGTCCGCCCGGTCGATCCGGTCCTCCGTCTTGAACGTCAGACCCTCACGCGCCAACGACGCGCCCTCCGCCGACTGGTTCTCACCCGCAGGCTGCAGCATGTACATCGGCGTCCGCGACACCGCACCCAAGTGCTGCACGTCGTCCTTGATCGACGACAGGACCGGCGTCAGATCGAGCGTCCCGGACTCCCAGATGTCCGCCGTGTCCGGCAGCTGCCAGAACGCCGCCGGATCCGACACGAACAGGCCCTCGTAGTCGATCTCCTGCCCGGCCTTCGCGTGCCCCGCCGGATACACCATCGGCAGGCCCTTGATCGCCCGCTGCCGGAACGCCTGCATCGTACTGATGACCATCCGGTCCAAGATGGTGTGGTTGATCCGGTCCAAGATGTCGGTGTGCGTCTCGAACTCGCCCAGCCCGCGCTTGTTCAGGAACCGCACCACCGGCACCTGCGGCACGGCCAGCGCCTCGCCGTCCAAACCCCGGCGCGACTCGTCCCACGACCACGTCTGGGAGTTGAACGCCATCCGCCACCCCGACAGCTGCCGGGCCTCACGGGACGCCACGAACAACGTCGCAGACTCACGACCGCGCCCGACGTCACGCGGCAACAGCAGATACGCCACATCGGACTCGGCCACGTCGTCGTGGAACATCTTCAACGCCGCCAGCACCTTGTGCGGCTTCGCCGGATCGTTCTCCGTGATGACCTGCCGAGGATCCTCTGCCGTCACCACCGGCACCGTCGGATCGTCCTCATCCGGTGGGCCCACGATCATGTAGCCCTCGGACAGGCCCAGCATGAAGTCCAGGGTGTCGGCCGTCACGACCGTCATCCCGGCGCGGCGCCAGATCCGCCACGCCTCCGCGTCGCCTGTCTCGTCACCGTCCACCGAGGTGCGGATCCCGATCGGGCGTATCCGCTCCCGCGCGGCCTCCACGATCAGCTCCGCGAAATTCGAGCACGCCTTCCGCTGGAACGCCTCGAACGCCTTCCGCGCATTCGGAGCACCCACCGGCAACGGCGGACGCCCGTCCATACGATCCGCCAGGCCCTGCAGCCGCCGCTGCCGGCCCCGGTCGTTCAACCTCTTCGACAGCCGGTCCAGCCACCAGCCCGGAGAGAACGGGGCATCGACGTCGATCACCAGCGCCCCCTCAGTTCAGACGGCGCGGCATGTAGAACTCGGGGGTCGTCGCGAGCCCGGCCGCCACAGCATCCAAACGGGCCTGCCACGCCAGCACCGCGGCCACCGCGGCGTCGATCTTCTTCGGCGAGTAGTCCGACTCCTTGCCCAACGTCAGCTTCTGGTGCCGGATCCGCCTGCGGGCCTGCAGCATGTGCCGCGTCAACGCCCACGACCCGTCATGGGTGAGGTCGCCGTTCTTCACCGCGCCCTCGAACTGCTCCACCGCCCGCTGGATCAGGCCCGACCGGCCGCCGGTCATCCACCACTCGAACGGGTGCTGCGCGGACGCCTTCACCTTCACCCGGCCCCCGAACTGGGCCTCCCACGCGTTGACGTGTGACCGCCAGTCCTTCGCCGGGTCGCAGTAGAACGCCACCACGCTGTACCGCTGGAACGCGGATGCGACCGCGGCCTCGACCTCGACGATCAGCGGCTCCCACGTCGCCCAGCCCTCGCGGCGGTCCGGGGCCTCCCATACCGCCAGCTCGAACACGTGCCCGTCGTGGACCCGCACACCGATCAGGGCCGTCGCGTCCGGTTTGCCCTTCGCCCGGCCGCGGGACCCGTCGAAACCCAGGGTCACCACGTCGCCGTCCGCGATCACCTTCGCCGCGTCCGTACACCGCCGCCACTCCGGCTGCGACAGATAGGCGTCCGCGGCGTGCGTGATCTGGTTCAGGAAGTCCGCCCGCGACACCTGTGGATCCGACGTCGGATCCCAGATCGTCGCGACCAGGTGGTCCAAGTCCACATGCCCCGGCGGGCACGGCGGATCGTGCAGCACACACCCGTCGGGGTGTCCGGACGAGTCCCCGTACGCCACCCGCAAACCCAGAACCAGCGACTCCCGGTCGTCGAGCTCCGTGTCCGCCGGGGCCTCACGGTGGTCGTAGAACAGGCCGTCGTCCCGCGCCTGACCCGACACGATCGCCCGCCAAAAATTGGCCGACGCCTCAGCCACCGACTCATCCCCCGGCGTGAACGCATTCGGCGACTCCACGAACGTCCCGCCGACCTTCGCCGTGTTGTTCTTCACCTTCTCGAACAGATTCGGGCCGCCGTTCGACGGCACCCACTCCTCCGTCTGGTCCAGCACCGCGAACACCGGCCGGTTGCCCTTCACCGTCCGCGCCGACGACGTGATCGGCTCGATCCGGCCCCGCGGCAGATTCACGAACGTGTCCAGCGGCTCCAAACCCGGGTAGGCGTCCAGCAGCGGCCCGTCGCACATCTCCAGCAGCGGCGACCACGTGTTCGCCGTCTGCTTCTCCGACACCGCCAGGATCTGCACCAGCGGGGTCCGCACCGTCGACCACGGCCGCCCCACCGGCTGCCCGTCGGCGTCCCAGCCGTCCGGCACCACCGGCGCCAAAGCCTCCGCCAACGCCAACGCCGCCAGGAACGGCGACTTCCCCGCGCCACGCGGCCGCGAATACACGCCACGGCGGCGGCGCCGGCGACCCGTCACCGGGTGCAGCTC